TAGGCGGTGTGAAGACCTCCGCACACGTCGAGGGCTATGCAGCTGACTTGCAGCCCGTAAATGGTAAGCAAGATGAGTTTGAACGTTTCTTTGTAACTGATTTCTCAAAAATGGGCTATGGCTTTGACCAAATCATTATCGAGAAATCTAACACATCACGTTGGGTGCATGTAGGCTATAAGCGTGCTGATGGAAAGCAACGCAGACAATGTTTCACGTTAAAGGTGTAGTTATGGACGATAAAGAAATTAAATACTACGTGTATTCAATGTTAATCCTTATTGGATTACTTGCACTTACGGCTCTCTGCCTCACAAGCTGTTCACATAGAGTTTATGTACCTGTGCAGTCTATTCGCACAGATACTATCTACATGTCAAGGAAGGACAGCGTACATATCAAGGATAGCTTAATCACTCGACAGGTGATAAACATCCGTGATAGTGTCGCTATTCATGATAGCGTTGTTATCATCAAGGATGAGCAAGGCAACATCAAGGAGAAATTGATAGTTCGTTATCGTGACCGCTGGCATGCCACTGAGGACAATCTGACGCTTCAAAGATTGATTAACAGGTATAAGGCGAGCAATGACAGTTTGCGTGCTACCAAGAAGGAACACATCGAGGTTCCTAAGGTCATTGAGCGAGAGTTAAGTAGGTGGCAGAAGATAAAGATGGATGTAGGCGGATGGGCAATAGGCGCACTCTCTGCAACTATGTTAGCTTCTATTGCTTATATCATTATTTGGCTTCTGAAAAAGTATAGGCGGATTTAATGAAGCACATCAAGGTCTATATAACAGAGAGCCGTACGAAAGATAACCGCTTCGCACAAGCGTCTATCCGTGGCATCGAAGACAATACGGGTGAGAGTTTTACGAGCTCTCACCCTAAACTCCTTCAAGACATCATTTGTCATGCGCTATCCCTTGCGCACGGTGTCGAGATAGAAGGCAACAACGGATTTACGTACATATTCCCATTCAAGCTATCATAATTATGGCGATAGAAAAACTTTATTTAGAACATAAACAGACTGGCGGACGACTGACCGCTGATGAGTTTAACAAGTTGCCCGAAAAGGTCAATGAGTTAATCGACGCACAGAACTCTGAGGAGGAACGTGTGAAGAAGACAATTGCGAAGAACCGCCCTACCCTTGGACAGATTTCAAACGTAAATACTGAAGTTGACGAACTCACGTCCGAGACATGTGTACTCGTATGGAATGGTGACCAGTGGGTCCCTATGAAGCTGTCTGAACTTAATATTGGACAAGGAGGTGGAGGACAGCAGCAGACTATCCTCTATTATCTCCGTGCTGTCAATCAATCTCCTTCTACTACGCTCTCAGCCTCTAAGTCAGCAGGCGAGTGTACGATTAAGTTTATGTTCGTGTCTCGCACTAAGGATGTCGGACAGTCGGATTATATTGATAGCGGTGAGTGGGGAACATACGAAATCTTCGCTAAGGCTGGCGATGGTACTTTCGTTAGTAAGGCTCGTGGTAGATGTCAGTCTAATACCGTGACGACTGTTGATGTATTCAAGTTCCTTGAGAGCGGTCAGAATAATATTATGGTGAAAATTACAGGTGAGGTTACAGGACAGACCTCTCCTGCCTTGGTCTACTCAATCACACTGTCTGCCCTCTTCCTTTCTATCTCCGAATTCAACTGGTGGAAGGCGTATCAAGGGGACATCGTGCTGCCTTGCTACATCAGCGGTAATATCAGTAAGACGCTTCATGTGAAGATTACAGGTGAGGGCTACGAGCAGACGTATGAGCGACAGTTCGGAACGGCTACTTACACGTCATCGCCTGTAGCCTATACCGTGCCTTTTACGAACAAGACAGGTCTTTTCCATCTGTCTGCTTGGCTATCGAATGAAGACAACACCGTCCAGACTACTCCAGTAGGTTATGACTTTATGGCAGTAGCTAATAACGAAGCGGTGAAGATGGTAGTCGTGAACAATAAGGCGGAGAAACTGCTTAACTGGTACGAGAATAAGGTGCTGGAATATGCAGTATATGACGGCAAGGCGGTAACGACACCACTCTCAATCTTGATGAAGAAGGATAATGAGGTGCTGCAAGAGAATGTGTCAGAGAATACACTGACACAGACCAAAATGCAGTACACTCTCTCTCTTGAAGTTGAGACAATCGATAACTCTGATTTTACGGCACTCATCGGATTCAGAACTCACCCAACAGATGAGGTGCGCTTGCGTGATGCAATTCCATTCCCTGTTGATAACTCACAAGGTTATTCTGCTACTGCTGGAGCGGTATTCTATCTGAATGCAAAGAATAGAAATAACACCGACACCGACCGCAACATTCTCCGCAATCTTATCAATTCAGATCATATCGGTTCTGAGTGGCAGAACGTAGCCTTCTCACGTGACGGCTGGGTGACGGACGATGAAGGTGCACGCACATTGCGACTGCTCGCAGGTTCTCGCCTTACTATCGATTACAAGCCTTTTGAGAAGGAGGCAGCTCAATCTGGTAAGACAATCGAAATTGACTATCAGATTAATAACACGTCTGACTACAATGCAGAGTGTATCTCGATAGCTATGCCTTACCAGAAGGGTTATATCGGTCTGAAGGTGAAACCGTCTTCTATTATGTTCGCAACTCGTAGTGAGCGTAATCCTGATGTGCAGGCAATGAGCACAGATGATGGTGTGCGCATTCGTTTGGCTCTCGTTATCTCTCCTAAAAAGTACACCTACGTACTGAATGGAAACACCTATTATCTTAATCTCGTCTACCTCTATATTGACGGCATTGAAGCTCGCAAGTTTGCCTACTTGCTTACAGACTCTATGCAGATAGGCTCAGGCGGTGGTATCGTCATAGGGTCTGATAAGGCAGATGTTGACCTCTATTCTATTCGTATATACGACAGCGCAATGGACGCTGCTAATGTTCATCAAGATTATATCAATGCTCTCTCAACTGTTGGTGAAAAGAGTGCCGAGAAATTGGATAATGACATCTATGATACCCTCGGTACCACAGTCGACTTTGACAAGGTCCGTGGAAAGGTCAATGTGTTTACTTTTGATAAGCCACTCCCTGCCTACGAATATGGTAAGTCATACAAGCCTAAAGGTACGCTTGAGATATATCCGAAAGACGGTAACACAAATCTTAACCGCTTGACGATTACCAATCTTCAATTACAAGGTCAAGGTACATCTTCTATGCTTTACTACCTATGGAACTGGAAGGCAAAGGTTGCGAAAGACACAACTATCATATATGAGGATGGTCAGACTACACAGAAAAAGTTTGAGTTATTCAAGAACTTGCCTAAAATCTCTAAGCTGACAGCGAAGAAGAATATTGCATCTTCAATGCAGTTTCACAAGATGGGCAGCGTTAACTCCTTCACCGACCTATGGAAAGCTGTAGGCTTAACAAATGAGGGTATTGAGCAGGATAGCGAAGCCCGAGTCTCAATCTATCAAGAGACATTCTGTGGTTTCGAGAAACAAACAGCAGAAGACGGTACTGTTACATATAAGTTCGTCGGTTTGTTTACACTCGGACCAGATAAGGGAGACTCTGCGACCTTCGGATATGATAAGGACTTGTTCCCCGACCTCTTATCTATCGAAGGCTCTGATAACTCTCCACGCTTGACACTCTATCAAGTGCCTTGGGATAAAAGGCGCATCCGCTACAACACGGAGGAAGAAGCATATCAGTACCAAGTCTCTGAACTCTCTTGGGAGAACTGTTGGGATTTGGATTACGCTAACCTCCCTGCTGATGATAAGACTACAGCAGACAATGAAACCCGTCAGCGAGCAGAGCAGCTCGTAGAGTCGTATATCACAGCTTATAATATCATCTATTCGTGTAACACATTCATTGAGCCATTCAATGGTACACTTGAAGAACTGAACGCTGACCCACATTCAACACACATTGAGTATTGGATTGCAAAGGCTGGTGACCCCAACCAATACAACCTATACTATTACGATAGCTTGTATAAGATGTTCTGTCCGTCAACACTCGATAGCGGTGTGTCAGTGGTTAATCTTCGTCAGCAGTTGGTCGGAGATAAGTACGGACTAACTGAAACGATATTCAACTCGGTTAGTGATGCAGCCCAGCTCAATGAGTTATTCAAGGCAGCACGTATTCAGAAGTTCCGTGCTGAGCAGTCGCAGTACTGGGACATCATGGACCTTCTTTTTCATCAACTATACGTAGAAACAACAGCAGCAACGGATAACTGTGCGAAAAACATTTATCCGTATAACTTTAACAAAGAATAGAAATGGCAAAGAGTAAATGGAAATTCCGTCAGGATGACCTTGATACTATCCTGACAGTAATCAACCAAGGTTTAATGAAGAAGCCCTACTGGGTAGAGTTCCACGACACCTATGCTGACGGTACGCCAGTTTGGAACGGTGAGAAGTCCGTTCTTTGGAACTTAATGGAGCAAGCATACCCCGAGGAGCGTGCGCAGATGATGCGTCGTATGCTTGCGAAGATGGAGGAACTTGGAGGACTACAGAAAGGTACGCACCAGCAGAAGCTCTTTGCGTTTTTCGAGAAGTATTACTTCTCAGTAATTGATAACTTCTCATCTATGCTCTACAATGAGGATGGCAAGATGTATGAAAAAATGAAGCTCGCTATGCTTCAAGGTAAATATACTAACGACACCGACCCACTGGGTCAGTCTCTCGGTGATGGAAAGTCGCCTGAGGTTGCTTGGGTAAAGAAGCGCATCCAATACCTTATGTCTAAGTATTCTTTTGGTGACTACGACGCAAAGACGGCTGAAGGTGCGATTACTGTTCGTACCTCTGCGCAGGCGGACGCAACAACTAACTCTATCGTTCTGCGCCTGACGCCTGCGATGAAATTGTACCCTACTATTGCGTACGGTACTACAATTATGCGTGGTGCTCGCACGGATGCTGGTAAGCCGTGTGAGATAGTCGTAGACATTAACGGCACCAGTGACCAGCAGTTATCTGTCAAGTCAGCCGACTACCTGCTCGATATAGGCGATTGGAGTTCGTATGTGATCAATGGTGCACTCTCAATCATTGGTAAGCGATTGAAGCGTCTGAAACTTGGTGATGAGAATGAAGAGAAGGTGAAGATACTTATATCTTCGCTTACGCTCGGTAATACAACATCCTTAGAGGAAGTTGATATTCAGAATGTATCCACGCTCGGAGGTTCTCTTGATATGCGTGCTAATTATCGTCTTCGTAAGTTCCTCGCTGGTGGTTCTTCACTCTCGGAGGCACACTTCGCTGATGGTGGTGTACTTGAAGAAGTAGACTATCCTGCTTCCACGTCATACGTGGAATTAAAGAATCTCGATAAGCTCACCAATGAGAAGTGTAACACAGAACCCTGCGCACCTAACGTTATGAGTTTCTTCGTGAGCGGTTGCGACAATCTCCAGCCTATTAAGATGCTCATTGGAATAATGGATGCACAGGTAGGGCAAGTTCCTCACGCTCTGCGTTACGTGCGCTGTGTCGGTTTCAATGAAACATTCACCGATGGGCGTGCTTTCGATAAACTTTCCCAGCTGGTAGATAGCACCTACCAAGGTATCGATGCTGAAGGACAATACGGCAACGACCCATATCCAGTGCTTGACGGTACAATCAACCTCACCACTGGTGCGTATCGTGACACCTACGATGCCTTAATGACACACTATCCTAAGCTCAAGCTGAACATTGCTAAGTGGTGGATTCGCTTTGAGGACCCAGAGGTAAAGCGCATTTGTGTAGAAAACTGGGATAAAGACGGTGACGGAGAGCTAAGTATGGAAGAAGCAGCAGCTGTTAGTTCCATCGGGACTAAATTCAACGGTTTAGATCGAAAGACTGGTGTCTTAGACCTATCTATATTTAATAATCTCACATCTATCGATAGAGAGGATTTACGTTATATAGTGCGCCTTAATAAGTTAATATGCCCACCATCTGTGTCAATGTATGATACTTGCTTCTATGGATCAACGATTGATACTATTATCGTTGAAAATATGGAGCAGCAGTCTTCCTTATTATGGGGTCTCACTTTTAAAAATTTTATCATCAAAAGTAAAAATCCCCCTAAACAAGGAGCGAGGGCTTCGTATGGTTGGAGCAACAGAAAAGGCTCAAGAATCTTTGTTCCAGACGAAAGTGTTTATCTATACAAGGCAAGTGCTTCGTTCTCAGATATATCAGAATATATCTATCCGCTTAGCGAGTATCACGAATGATACTCGCTCAAGGGTTTAATACAGTCTATTATACGAGTTTTACCATTGGTTACAGCCATCCACCTTTGCTTATAGTCTTTAACAGCTTTGTCTGGAACAAAAATTTGTAAGCCCTTAGGATAGTTATAATTAGTATCAATGTACATAAAATTTGAAGATACCGCAGGCGGAGTGTTCCCACACATGACGACAGTCTTTAGTCTCGGAGTACCAAGAGAGAACCAAGCTCCAATAAAAGTCATAGATCCAGGCACCCATACCTCTATAAGATTAGGACAAAACGCAACTATCTGTTGAGCGTCGTCATCTAAAGAAGTAAAAAGACGGAGGTCCTTCAATGTCTTTAAATGCTTATTTCCTCTAA